GGGTTGCTTGCTATCAGGTTGAGCAAATCGACAACTAATTGTTAGTCTAAAGTAGGGTGTAGTCAGTATTCTCTGGCTACGCCCTTACTTTAATTGGAGGGGAAAATGCCAGAAGAACATAAACACATACAGATTCTTTCAGATGAAATAAGGGATGTATTAGGAGGCTTGAATGCTGCACAGCAGAAAGCTCTTGATGAAGCCCATGAAATTTATCACAAACGAGCCAGCGGCCCATTGCCTTGGGAAGTTCAGGTTGCAATTGTTTCAATTGCTAAAAGCCAGAGCAAGGCTGCGGTCAAAAAGAAAGTTGCTACTAAATGAGTTTTGTTAGAAACGAAGCTGTAACAGGGTTTACCTTTGGTCTTGTAAACAAGACTACTGGTGCTGCCTTGACGGGTGTTGCTAGTGCAATTGGAAAATATATAACCAAAGATGGTGGTACTCAAGCCAGCATTGCAGGTTCAATTGCAGAAGAAGGTAACGGCCAATACAGCGTCAACCTTACAGCAGCGGAAATGAATGCCGCAGTTGTAGGTCTTCTATTTACTCACACGAATGCAATTCCCGTTAGTTTTAATATTAAGACTATCGGAAGTCCTGCTGATACAAGTACAGAATCAACTCTATCAATTAACTTAACTCAGCTTCGCAAAGAAGTAGGTTGGCATTATCTAGGTGAACGTGATTCATCTAATTGGTCTACTGATGAGTTAGCTCAAATTGATGAGATAATAAATTCCGGGTTACGTCAGTTCTACCATCCCACGCCGGTGATGGGAGCTAGGTTAAGCCACAAGTGGAGTTTTATGGAGCCTACTACGACTCTCACGACCGTAGCTGGCACTGATACTTATCAGCTTTCTGCTAACTTTGGTGGCATGATAGGAATCATGACATATGCTTCCACTGACAATAGGTGGTTCCCTATTGAACTGACGGGAGAGCATCGCATTAGAATCTTAAAGCAAAGAGACTATGGAACAGTTAAATCTGACCCAAAACTCTACGCAGTAAGACCAAAGACAAGCGATGGCTCCAATGGGCAACGATTTGAATTGATGTTATACCCTACACCTGATACGGCGTATACCCTTTCTTATCGCTATCATGCCCTACCCGGAAAGTTAACAACCGGCAATCCTTACCCATTGGGTGGCGAGGCTCATGCCGAAACAATATTGGAATCTTGTTTAGCAATATCTGAATCTAGAATTGATAACAATGCTGGAATACATAATGCTGCATTTCAACAAAGACTTGCAGCTTCAATTAGTTATGATAAGGTTCTTCAAAGTCCAGAGTATCTTGGTTACAACGCAGACCGTAGTGATGGACGAGCTATTTCAGAAGCAGAAAACAGGTCGATGAATGGTGACATTGTTAAGTACAATGGCAGTTATTACTCAGACGTTAATCCATAGGTGAAACATGTATACCACACCACAAAATGATGTAATTACATCAGTTACCGTAGCGGCCAGTATTGGTGATTCTGACCCTATCGTTTTTAAGGGCTTCACTGGAGGTGTAGTGATTCTGCATCCCGATTCATCAAGCCCCACAACTACACTTAATTACTATGTTTCATCTACAGAGGGTGGGACTTACTACGAACTTAAGAACGCCTCAGGTGCTGTGCAGGATACAGTAGCTGTTGAAAAGGCTTGGCCGTTACCCGCCGAACTAAAGGGTGCTGCCTACATTAAATTACTTGGAAATAACGCAGGTGTTGTAGACCTGCACCTCACAAGCTCATAGGAGAACTTAAATGAGTGGACATAATATTTTACAGCAGATTCAATCCACAACCGAATTGGAAATAGAAGACCCCGGTGCAAATGGAACGATTGAAATTGACCGTAGCTTTGGCATTTGCAATGTCAGCACTACAAGTGCAACCAATGGTGGCAAACGAATTTTGGCTAACCCAAAACGTACTGGCATTGTTATCACCGTTAATCTACAAGCCAAGGATACAAACAACCTTGAAATTACAGGTGCAAATAGTGATACCGCCGTGGACGGAAGTGGAGACCCTATTGCAACTAAAATTGGTTCGATTGATGGTACACAAACCGTCAAGATGACCTGCGCTGACGCTGGTGACACCGTTAGTTTTATTAGCACCCAATTAGGCAGCGACTTAATTTGGAATGTGTTCGCTAACAATGGCGGTACATTGAGCTAATGGGTCGTAATCGGACAAGGTTTGATATGCCTTGGCCGACGAAAGGACTCGTTGAATCGCTGGGTTATGAAACGCAACCTCGTGGTACTACGGTTGATTGCCAGAACGTCAGAGCTTACGACCCCGGAACAGGACGTTCACGGGGTGGTCAGCGTGCTGGGTTAGCAAAGTATGTAAACGCCAGAACTGCGGACGGCAAAGTCCAAGACCTCGGCCAAGTGGTAGGTAGAGATACCCCTTCTGACCAATCAGAAGTGGGTGCGCGTACTGTCTACAATTATGCAGTTACTAATGGTACTGTGGCTAAAGTTACAACAAGTGGCTTTACTACAGCTACCAATGGTAGTGGTGCGTTGTCTTCGTCTGTACCTGCTGTCTTTAGTGCTGAGATGTTTGGTACTGTCTACTTTGCTGATGGTGCTAGTGTTAAAAAGTGGACTGCTTCTACAAATACTGTAGCTACATGGACGGCATCGTCAGGTTCTCTTCCTGTCGATAGCGGGAATGAGCCAAGGCTTATTGAGTCTTGGAATGGCCGCATTGTTATGAGTGGTATAAGTAGTGACCCTCATAACTGGTTTATGTCGGCAGTAGGCGACCCTAATAATTGGAACTATTCGCCTTCAGTTACAACTCAAACCCAAGCTGTAGCTGGTAATAATGCAGAAGCTGGTAAGTCTCAAGACATTGTTAATGCAATGTGTCCTTACAGTGATGATATTCTTATTATCTTTGGCGACCACAGCATCTGGCAAATGACTGGCGACCCTGCGGCTGGTGGTCGTTTTGACCTTATTAGTTCTAGCATTGGTGCACCGTTTGGTAGGCCGTATTGCAAATCACCAGAAGGTGTTTTGTATTTCTTTGGAAGTCGTGGTGGTGTCTATCGTATGCAACCGGGCCAAGCTCCAGTCAATATAACTGAGCAGCAAATCCAAGACAGGATGAATCAATACAACGCTAATACTACATTAGTGCGTATGGTTTGGTCTGACAGAGAGCGTGGTGTATATGTTTTTCTTACTCCGTTAGGAGGAGGAGCAACAACTAATTATTACTACGATGTTCGTAACCAAAGCTGGTGGCCGGATAAGTTTGGAAATAACGACCATAACCCAATCAGTGTCCATACATTTGATGGAGATGCCGCATCTGACCGAACAGTTCTCCTTGGCGGTCAAGATGGGTACGTAAGAAAGTTTGATTACGACACACCATCTAAATCAGATGATGGCACGGCAATAGACAGCTATGTTTATCTTGGCCCCTGTCAGTTACAAGGAAGACCTAAGTTAATGCTGACTGAGTTGAAGGCGGCTTTAGGTACCGGAAGTAGCGATATAACTTTCGGTATATATGGAGCCGAGACTGCTCAGGCTGCACATGCTTTGAGTAGTGCAGATTTTACTGGTACGTTTTCAGCGGGCCGGAATAAAAGTGAAAGAAGAAGGGCTATGGGGCATGATATTTTTATCAAGTTCCAAAACAACTCAGACAACCAAGCGTGGTCTTATGAGTTTATGGGAGTAGAGTTAAACAGTTTCGATGGCCCAAGAGCGAGGCAGTGGTAATGGGAGTATTAAGCAATGCACCAAGAGACCCTTCTCATGGTTCCAGACAACGTAGATTAAGTAATCAGCTTTCAACAGCACCGGCATCTACGGTTACGTTAACAGCTAACACTGTAATACCTGTAGTTACTAGCGATGAAACTGACTCAACAGATTTAAATACTAGTCCAGTCGATGGCGAGATTGTCTTGTTATTTGGTGGAGGCTCTACAGCAAAGTTATGTGTTGCCTACGGTGGTAACTGGTATGAAGAAACATTAACCCAAATGAGCTAATCATGGATATGCCAAACGAATATTACAATCAAGGTCGTCGTCGAGGAAACCAGCCCGGTGGTATGTTTTATCAAACACCAATGGGTATGCCTACAAGTATGCAGTCTAACCCTGCTATGGCTATGGAAATGCAAAACAACTACGATGTAGCTTCTGGTGGATACCGGCCTTCTCCACTCCCCGGCAATAGACCTCCTATGATGCCGGGGCAGATGCCGCCCGGCCCGTCTATGCCCGGTATGCCAATACCTAAAAATCCATTGCAGGCTCCAAATTTCCCTGATGGAGGGCCGGGCATGGAAGGTTATCAGGGGATTCCTTATGAAGGCAATCCGGGGCAAGCCCCTCCTACCAGACCTGACTTGTTTCCTCCTACGACAGGGCCGACCGGCGGTACTCGCATTCCCGGTGGCCCATTGCAAGAGAGTCCATTAGGTGGAAGTATGCCCGGTGTTAGAGCCGGTGAAGGTGGGCAAATGAGTGAAGGAATGAGTCGTCCTAGAACAGGTGGCAGACGAATGCCAACAGGTGGAGGGCAAGTTATCGACGGCGGTTGGGATAGAGGTCAACGACAAGGTGGAGGCGGTAGTCAACGGCAAGGTATGCTTCCTCCCCCTCCGCCTTCTCAACGTGGAAACAATCAAGGCGGTGGTGGTGGCATGGGTGCCCAAAGGTCTTACTCTTCGTCTTACAATCCTAATACTAATAGAAACCGAAACACGACAAACCGATACTCCACTGGCGGCAACATGAACGCCAATCGACTTGGAAGTCGTGCTTATGGTAGGCGGCAAGGTAGTGCATCTCCTTCGAGTAGTAGATACAATCCCTTTTTCGCAAGTGGTCGTTATCAGCCCCGAAGTGGTAGAGGCAGTTACGATACCGGAGGTTTGTATTCGCCGGGAAGCGGTGGTTATTCGCCGGGAGGTCATTATGATAGGTACCCACGTTCACCCGGAATGCCCAGCGTAACCAATCGCAATACTTACAATAACAGAACTTACAACACTAACCGTAATTACGACCAGCGTAGAACCTACAACACGCAAACATTTAACCAAGGCGACACCTCGATACAAGGGCCGAGAATTGCCAAGAAGATGGGTAGAATGCAAGGTTACAGTCCTATGATGCACGGTAGTCAATCACGACAAATTGGTGGGTTAAGAAATCTTCAACGAATGTTAGCTGCTATGCGTGGAGGACGCAGGTAATGGCTTTAAGTAAAGCACAAAAAGAACTTGAAAAAGCAGTCGCTGGAAAAAGCTGGGCTGATGTTTCAAGTAAGTGGACTAAAGGTCTGGATAAAGACCCTACGTGGAAAAAGATACTCAATAAAGCAGTTGCCAATAAAGACGGCAAGTTGTATTTCTACTACGGCGAAGGCCGTGGTGAAGGTATGTTAAGCCCCATAAAAACAATTAAACAATTGTATGGCGGCTTCAAAGGAAAGATGAAAGATGAGTACGTAAAAAATCTGCTGTCTGAACACAGTGGAGCAAAAGCCTTTAAGGAAAGAGGGGCACATTACTATGGTGCGGGAATGTCTGGACACAACCGCAACCCGGAAATTGAAGGGTCATTTCACGACCCTAGAGATTTTTTTGACGCTGGTGGTAAGGCACTACAAAAGGATAAAAAGCACGAAGGCCCTAATATAACAATGGAAGGCAGGTCACAAAACTTCAATAAAATGAAGGGTGGCTTACCGGAAAATTGGAGAGAAGGGGCTACAAATATTGGTGAGTATCGTTGGGTCAAAGATGGCGTATACATAACAAAAGGTAAGGATGGTAAATACCAAGCACAAGACCCTCAAGGGAAAGTCTCTAAAAACCTAGACCTCAAAGGTGAAACTTGGAAAAAAGATGCTGGATTTAAATATTCACGGTTAAATCCAAACAGGGAATCGTCACGTTCACGTTTTAGAAACTTGACTGGTTTTGACAAACATCAAACACCTGAATGGCAAAAGAAAGCGAAGATTGATGCTCATAAAAAAATAGAAAGCCGTAAAGCAAATACTACTGACGGGCAAAAGATGTTTGATGTCCAAGGAAGAGGGACTTTATACAAACAAAAAAACGGTGAATATGCGTTTATATCAAAAGATGCTAAGACTGGGAAAACAAAAAGAGATTATGTAAATCCGGCGATATTTGATGTTTACGAAAAACAAAATCAACGGAAAGAAAAAAAAGCCAGTGAAAAATTAGAGGCTGATAAAACAAGAATGCAACAAAGACTGGATTTTATTAAGTCTGGTGGCGGTGATATAAATTCACCACAATACAAAAATGTGCGTGACGACTGGGAAAAACTGCACGGTAAAAAATTTCCTGCTCAACAATCCGAATTGAAAAAAGAGCCTGACATGAGTCCATACATAAAAAAGAAGCCTAAGACCAATCAACAGCAGACATCAATTGGGAAGATGGAAGTTCGGTTGCAAAACCGTAAACGTGAGGAAGTTGATACTTACCGTCGAGGCAATAATCTTTATTATAAAGACCCTAATAACGGTCGTGAAATACGAATTGCACATGGCGGTGACGCAAAGGGTCTTGATAGCATAATAAGAAATTTCAAAAGAAGTGGTCGTCTTAAAACGGGAGAGGTAAAGTCTGCTGCTGAAAAAGCGGAAACTAAAAAAAGGCTTGAGCAAGGGGTGGGAGTGGTTCAATCAGCAGCTAACAAGAGAAAGTTAGATGCCCAAATGGAAGCGGCTAAAGAGAAGCCTTCCGTAAAAGCAGCAGAAGCTAAACTCCAACAAGACAAAGATGACATTGCTTATAAGTCAGGCCAGAAGAATTTCCCTAAGACAATTGACGGAATACGTGAGTTCGGTGAATTTGGAAAAAGACAAGGTTGGTCTAAAGAAAAAATTGGCATGGAAGTTTACCGGGCTTCTAAAGACTTAATGCCAGAAAGAAGACCTGACTGGCAATCGGATTTAAATAAAGTTCTTGATACCTTTGGTGGTAGAAATCTTTCCACAGTAAAAGATGACAAACCACAGCAACAGCAGCAACAGCAGAAACCCCAAAGCGCATTAGCGAACATGCGTGACACTGTAGCACCGGGCAAATCAATACGTCCTGATGCAAACGTAACAAGGCCACCAGCGGAAAACGCAGGTGCTAATCAGGCAGGCCGACCGCAAGGTTTAAGCCCTGCTCCTGTAAACAAACCTGAACCACAGGGTATGCTACCACCACCAGCGCCTCCGGCAGAGGATGCCGTCTCCCAACGCCCACCTGTGCAGATAGGACTGCCCGGTCTTGGTGGTGGTGGCGGACTGCCCGGTCAACCCGGCGGTGTCGGCGCGATTCTTCCACCCCCAGCAGGCGGAAGTGGCTCCGGCCAAGGAGGCGGTCAAGGAGGCGGTCAGGGAGGCGGTCAGGGAGGCGGTCAAGGAGGCGGTCAGGGAGGATTTTACGGCGATACCACTGGGGAATATTTTGACGAAGGTTTTGATACTGGTGGTCTAGGAGGTGGCATGAGCGACATGGGCGGTGCGATGGGTATGCACGGCTTTCTACCTAGTGGCGGATACAGTGGAGCATCAGGGCCAAACAATGAATCATGGTGGAATCCAGTAAGTGGACTTCCCGGTGGCGGAAATTACACAGGTAAGCGTGTGCCTTGGGGTAAAGCTGAATGGCAAATGGATGCCGATGCTGACGCTAATTACACTGGGCCACGTTCATTGCTTGAGTGGGTAATGCAAGAATATCAGCAGGCTCACGATGCAGGTAAGCAAGCAAACCTTGAAAGATACGAAGAAATTGTAGGAGACCGTGAAGGTTTAATTGCTGATGCACGCCAAGACCGAAGTGATATTGGTGACCAATATTCTGATTTGAGAAAAGGTGCAGTAAAAAGAGGTGAAGCTGATGTAGTAACTTCCCAAGGTGCTTACGGTGCAGGCCGTAAGGGAATTGAGGACAGAGGGCAGGGAAGACTCCGTGGTCTGATGCAAGGGTATCAATCAGGACGACAAGACCTTGCTGGTCAAACTAACCAAAACCTTGGAACACTTGCTGGATTAAGTGGTGCTAATGTAGCTCAAATGGGCGGATTAGCAGATACGGCAAGAGAAGGAGTCACTGATAGATATGCAAAAGACCAAGCTGCTTTACAGCAGGGGTATGGTGGTTTCGGTCAGGGAATGGCAAGTAAGATTGCTGGAGATACATCTGCTTTAGATACTTCCCATTCAGCAAGAATGCAAGGGTTAGGGCAAGGATATACAGACGCTGACAAAAGTCTTGCTGGTATTTATGGTGCTGGCAGAGGCACTTTGAAATCAAATTATGGTGATGCAGCTACGGAATCCGGTAAAAGATATGGAGGAAGACTTCAAGCTGGATTAGGAATGCTTAATCAGTTTGGTGCTGGAGCTAAATCCGATATTCTACAACGAATGGGCGACCAGCAAAAAGCAGGATTTGCAGATGTTGAAGCTGATGCAAACCGAAGAGGATTGGGAAATACTACAATTCGACAATCAGGAAGAGCTGGAATTCGTGACCGAGTAGCACGACAAAAAGAATCAGCACTTGGAAGGCTTGCTGATTCTGTTATTGATAGAAAAGCTGGAATGTTTTCTCAGCTTTCTGGAGATAGGGAACGAGCACTTGACGCAATTATTCAATCAGGACTTGGTGCAAGAACCAATATGCTTGGAGCAGAGCTTGACGCTCGTCGTGGCTTTATGGGCCAAGGTTTGGCCGCAGGAGAACGTGCAGGAGCCGAAAGATTAGCAGCTCTTGAGCGAGGGCAAGGAAGAGGTCAACAAGCTGCACAGCAAATCGGGTTGCAAGCCTTAGGAGCAAAAGATGTCGGAGACCGTGCTCGCATGGGTGCTGACCAAGCAATGGCTTCTCAAGGATTAGCTGGACAGCTTAGCCAATTAGGGCAAGGGTTTGGTGCGCAGGCCAATGCTTTAAGTCAGGGATTCGGAGCACAGGCTAATCTTACAGGACAGGGCCTTGGCGACCTTGGTGCTGGATTGAGACAGCTTCAAAGTTCTGATGCAGCATTAACTGGTCAGCAACTTAGTAGCTTAGATAATATGTTGGCCTCAATTACAGGAAGGGACGCAGCTCTCGGGGAATCTGGTATTGGTGCTTTTGAAAGAGGTGGACAGCGAATAGGTTCCGCCGGAGAAGAACTAGCGAGATTCAAAGAACGAAGAGAAGACCAATATCCTTCACTTTCAGAAATGTTCGGACTTCTTAGAGACTGGGGAGCTGCCGGTGGTGGTGCAAACCCACTTGGAATGTTTGGTGGCGGCTGGCCCGGAGGAGGGCAAGGCGGCGGAGGAGGGGGAGGTTTCCCTTTCCCTTTGCCAAACCCTAATCCCAACCCTGAGGACGAAGAAGGTGATGAAGAAGGCGACGAAGAAGGCGACGAAGAAGACAAGCCTAATCCTAACCCTAATCCTAACCCTAATCCCAATCCTAACCCTAACCCTAACCCCAACCCCAACCCCAACCCTAATCCTAATCCCAATCCTAATCCCAATCCTAATCCTAACCCTAATCCTAATCCGGATGATGAGGACAGCCCCGGAGACAATCCTAATCCTAATCCTAATCCTAACCCTAACCCCAATCCTCCGTATAATCCGGGTGATAGAAATCCACCACCTTGGTGGCCTCCATACGTACCTTGGCCTCCAGAAGAAGACACTCTTCCAGATAAGCGACCACCTTGGTGGCCGCCAAATGAACCATGGCCTCCTATAACTACAGAAGACCTTCCTGATGAAGAAGATGAGGAAGATGCAGAAGAGGAATTGGATGAAGAGATAGAGGAAGAGATTGATAATGAAGAACATCTTCCGGTAGAAGATGTTGAATTTGAAGATGTAACAGGGGAAGAACCTACAATATTAAATCCTACAGAAGAGGAAATTATTGAAGGGGATGTATACGGAATGATGCAGAATGAACAAAGAGAAGCTGCTAAAAATCGTATTAAACAAGACCAGCAAGCTGGTATTTGGCCTCAAGGTATGAGTGCTCTTAAAATTCAAAATCTAATAGACCAAGGATATTTTTCTTGGGACACTGTTCCTCCGTTAGAGAGATTGAAGAGTACAAAGAAAAGCAGAATATCGCCTATGGGTGCTAATCAAGCGTAAGGAATTAATAAATGGGAATTGTTGTATCTCATCAACCCGCCGTAGCTGCGCCGGGCCTAATGGCTGCTCGTACTGGTCAGCTTGAGTATAGAAACCAAAGGCGGCGTGAGCTTGAAGCATTAGCTATGCAGCAGGCTGAAATGGCTCAACGTGCGCGGATGCAGCGAGAAAGCATTGCTGCTGGGTTTCAGCGGCAAAACATGGCTCACATGCAAAACATGCAGAACAATGCTTGGCAGCAGCATTGGCAGCAGGGGCGTGATGCTAGGCTTCATCAAAACCAAGTTGCACTTAACCAGCAAGATTTTGTAGAGAGACAGCAGATTCTCGACCAAGGTTTTCAAAACAATAAGCAGCTTAAAGAATTTGATAATCAATTAAGAATAGATGCTGGTGACCATAGAGCGCAGCAAGACCAGCTCATTCAATCTCAGCATGATTTTCATCAAGCTCGTCTAAAGAACTTAAGCCCTCAAGCACAAGCTCTATACAAAGAAGAACTTAATAATTTCCATTCAACTAAAATGGAAGTCCCTGAACAAGAGCACGGTCAGCTACAAGAACAAAGCAATAAGATTCTTGAAGACATATATACCAACCCTGCTAACCAAGTTGACAAAAGTAATGACCCCGGTTACAGAACACCTAATGGTTTTGAAGATGGAATAGATTTAATCAACGGTGATAATCCCGGTCAAAAGATTCCAATCTTTAACGGAACAATTAAAAATCCTGAGTACAACCCACAAGCTCCACCAGACCCTATTGCTAATCCTGAAAGAATTGAAGTTAGCATTCCTGACTATGAAGAGCAAAGTAAAAAACCAATTCTTGATGCAAGCGGACACCAGATAGGTCATACGCAAATAAAGGTTGACCCCCTTACGGGTAAAGCAGAAACAATTAGGGTTGTTGGAGAAGAAGGTGGCTATTTAACAGAAGCTCAAAGACAAGAGAATCGCAAGGTTTATCAAGACTCCATGCAGACCTACTTGGAGAACTTAGAAAAAATTATGCAGTTACCGCTCGACAAGTTCGAACGAAAAAAATTAAAGGATGCCCTGCACAAACCTGTGCTGGAAGAGAGCGAAGATTTTCAAGCGCAAAAAGCACGCAACAATATAACAAACGAAGAAGAGCAACAACTGCTCACTCCCGCAGAACGTGAAGACGCAGCTATTAGAGAGCAAGAAGAAGCTCAAAGGCTAGACCGAGTAGAAGCGGAAGAGCGTAGATTAGGATTGGATAAACCTCCCAACATAAACGACCTACTACCTACCCTAACACCTGAAAATGAAGACGAGATTCTAAACAATGCACAAGAAGGTGACATGGTAAATATCACCGATGAAGATGGCAATGAGTTAGTAATGAAAAAGACTAGTCCTGAAAATCAAAAAAAGAATCAACAAGTAGTTCTTATGAAATCTTCAGACATTGACAGACAAGTTCAAGAAGAGATAAACAGGAAGTACCCAATTCCAGAGCCGTACAAACCCGGAGGGGGATATTAATCAGCATGGTAGACCCAATTAAATTCTATCCTTCTGCTGACCCTGAAGAAGAAAAGCGTAACGAAGAAACAAATTCACTTTATTACGAAGCTCGTGAAAAAGATTGGATTAGTGGTGCTACAAATCTTCAGGATGATTCTTACACAAAGCTCTCGAAAGAGAGAAGGATAGAACTGTGGAACAAGGGACTAAGGCCAACTGGCAAAGTATGGGAAGCTAGATTTGGTACCGACGATTGGGGCATGAAGAATGCTTTTGTGGATTACGGTTCCGCCGGAGATTTTAGATTTTCTAAAAACGAAAAACCAAGAGAGCAGTGGACTGAACAAGAGCATGAGGACGAAAAGAGAGCACAGTCATTTGCGATGCAAGGTGGGGCAAAACAAAAGCCCCTTCCCTACACCGACAAGTATTTATCTCCCGGTGAGAAAATAACAGAAACTGTCAAGATGCTTAAAGAAGAAGGCCCTGAAGCCTTAGGCAAGGGTTCAGGTTCTGACTTAGTAGAAGGCTTTTTGTCTAGGACGCCTATAGCCGGGGGCCTTGTGGATGGCATAAGGCTTTACCATGTTTGGGAATCATCAGAAAAAATAAAGAACAATAAGGCTACAAACGTAGACTACTCAATAGTTAGTAGGTATCTTGCGCGCGAAGAATTTGATGCCGAAGATGATATGACTCAAAAGGTTTTCAGGAACGTAACCCGCTTACCTGCTTTTGGTGCTGAAGTTTTTTTAAGTGGTGGTCTATACACTGGAATCAAAGAAGGACTGAAAAAGGGTGGGAAGGAAGCGGCGGAATATGCTATTAAAAAGGGCGTTAAAGAAGGTGTTGAGCAGTCAGCAAAAAAAGGAATTAAATCACGAGTTGGAACTGCTGTAAAAGAAATTGCTAAAGAGTCTGCGGTTCACGCAGGAACTGTGGGTGCCCCTAGAACTTTTGAAAGTGCTTTAAGGGAAAGTGTTAACGTAGAACAAACCACAGAAGGGTATGCTGTTTCCCCTAAAAATAGCTGGGCGTTAAATCTTCCAGAAGCATACTTGAGACAAATGACAGAGTATGCTGTTGAAAAAGGATTTCTTGTTCCCGGTAAGGGAGGAGCAGGCAAAATAAAAGACCTCAGTAAGCTAGAAGGGACAGGTCTATTTAAGAACATACAAAGAGGAATTGCTAATCTTGACAATAAGCTGTCCCCCACTCTCCGCCAGATGGGTATAGGTGGCATTGGTGAAGAGATAATGGAAGAACGGGTTAATGAAATTGTTCAGCCATTAATATCTATGGTGTTCTTTGACCCTGAAGATGCAGTCCAGCAAACAGGTTTGACGGGAGACCTGACAACCGAAGCACTTGTGCAGGCGGGCTTGCGAGAGTTGTCACCTGAAGAAAACAGTTCTCGCCGTGAACGCATAACAGAACAAGGTCTATCTGAGCTTATTGGTCTCGGGTTAATGTCTGGAGCTGGCAAGCTAACAAAACTGGGGAAAGAATCTGACCAAAGAATAATCGAAACTAAAGAATTTAAAGAAGCTGTAGAAAAAGACAGAGCAGAAATACAGGCTAGCACTAATGAACAAATCGTTGAATCCCTTGACAGGATTGATGGCTTTGCAGAGTTTATTGATATTGCAAGGCTTGAACAAAAGTTAGAAAAAACAGAAGACTTAGATGAACAAGAAAGAATTGAGGACGCTCTTGCGAAAAGGAAAGCCCAGTATTTTACACAAACAAGACTGGGTAATGAAAGAAGAAAGTCGGCTAGGGATGAATTAAAGGCTCGTGGTGTAGGACAAAACAACAAAGGTGAATTGGTACCAGAGAATGAACTGCAAATAAATGCAGACTTAGCTGCTGGTATAGAAACAGATGTCGAACAAGAAGTCCCTCAGCCTGAAGAAGGTGAGTTCACTCTTGACCAATTGCAACAGATGGGACAAGAGGGAGTGCAACAGCCTGAGGTTGATACTACAGCCGAACAGGAAGTAGTAGAGCAAACAGAAGAACAGCCTATAGAAACTACTGAAGCTGAAGTTCCACAGCTTTCTGAAGAAGAGAAAGAAGTTAAGGCACAAGACCCTATTGAGCGTATTGAAGTCGATGAAGATTACGCCAATGATTTGTCTGACCAAATTGATGAGATAGAAGCCAAGGGCGATGTCACCTCTCGTTCTGCCGGGAAGAAACTTAATAACTTCTTTATGGGGCATGGCATTGACCCCAAGCAGTTCAAGTCTAAAGAAGCACGTAAGCAATTTATTGAGCAAGCCAAAGAGAAAATAAAACTTAGCAAGCCAAAAGCAGAAGCTGCCCCTAAAGTCAAAGCACAAGAACCAGAGGCTGGGCCTGAAGTTGAAATTGACCATAGAGGCAGGAAACTAAGCCCTGAAGCAGAAACACAAGAAACAGAAATTGACCATAGAGGTAGGAAACTAGACCCTAAAGTAGAAGCACAAAAACCAGAGGCTGAAGTACCAACTAAACCTGAGCCGACTGAGACTCCTAAAAAAGAAACAGCCAAAGAAACATCCGAAGAAACGTATGACCAATCGGAAGCTGAGTACCAAGCAGGGGTAAGGGGTAGAGTTCAAGCTGCTGAGCGTGGGCTTAAACTTTATCAGGAGACTTACGACAAGAGACTAGCAGAAGGCAAGACTCCTCGCCAACTTAGTCATCAAAAACGTCTAATCAATCAAGCCAAAAAAGAATTGCAAGAGGCACAGGCAGAGCTTGCAAAATCGCTGGAATCTAAAAAACCTGAGCCGACTGAGACGACTAAACCTAAGTCAACGCCCAAGACTAAGACACCTGAAGAATTCCAGTCTCAAGACTATGAGGCTATGGGATTAAAAGACTTAGAGAAATCAATTCAGAAGCTAGGTCAGCAGCGAGATTCAATGCCCGAAGGCCCAGCCCAACTTGCTGTGCAGGACGAGTTAGACAAAGCCGCAGAGATTTACAACGCTAAGGCCAGCGGAGCCGCAACCAAAAAGACTACGCCAGTACCAAAGACTGACGCTAAAGAGGGTGCTCCAGAAATCAAAAGCAAGGTTAAGAAAGACCTTACGCCCGACCTGCCTAAGACAAGAAAAGAAGCTACTAAACAGATAAAAGACTTAAAGAAGTTTATTGACTCTGAAATGGTTGAAGCTCTTAAGTTGCCAGAAGATGAAATGGGAGCTGCCATTGATAAAGTAATGGCACAAAAGAAAAAGCTGAAGGAACTTGAAGACCATCGTGAAAGTCTTGATAGCGATGAGAGACCAGACAAAGTAAAGAAAAAGAAGCGAGACCCTAAGAGGGGAGACCCTGTTAAGAAAGAACCTGAAGTTGTTGTGCCTGAAGGTCTCACTAAGAAAGGGGCTTATTACTACACAGAGGAGGAGGGTGATTCTCCTGTGTCGCTTGTCAAAGTAAATGGCAAACCTACTTATGTAACTTCGTTGGTAGACTCCAAGGGCCAGAAGCAATGGTACGTTTACGACAATGCCGAAAGCCAATCCGCTGCAACTGGTGGCCGGGGTGCAGCTACGCGCAAAAAACTTGTTGAACAATTAGAGAAGAAAGAAACCGAGGATATAGAACAAGGGGAAAGAGTTAAGGGGCAAGCTGACAGAATTGAGAAAGAATCAAAAGAAGAGACAGACAGCTTACGTAAGCAAGAAGCGGAAAAAGAAATTAAGTCAATGCTTAAAGATGAACTTGGCATGACACTTTCATACAACAAGAAAAACAAGACCTACAAAATAACATCCATTGCCGCTAAGAAACAAAAGCCAAATGCACAATATGAATTTAAGAACGCAGCAGCAAGAAAAAGAAATAGTATTCAAATAAACGAACCGTTACTTGAAGAGGGCGAACACCCCCTTGATGCTGTTCACCGATGGGGTAAAGCAGTAGAGCCTTTTTTGCAGCCTCGACCAAATGCTTCAGAACAAACATTAGACATTAAACAACCAGAGGAAATGGTTGAATGGAACACAGGACGAACTACAGATACTGTTATAGGTGCTGCTAAAAGAATTTATATAACAACTCTTATGAAGCAAGGGTATAGCATTGATGCAGCCGAAAAAGCTGCTGAAGAGATTGACACTGACGCCTTGGAACGTTCAGCTAGAGAAGCTGTCACTAGTGCAAACTGGGAAAAAATAGCGTCAATGGGTGCCATTGAAAGTCAGGTAGTCGCTATACCTGATGTCATGATGGAGCAGATGGCAGAAGGAAGGTTTGGAAGAACTGACCTTCAGAGAATCAAGTCAGACCCTAAACACATTGAAGCTGCTGCAATGAATGAGGCTATTGATATAAGCGAATTTTATCACGCTTCTGACTTGATTCTTGAGGCGTTATATGAAGCTCGTGCGTTACATCATCTTGCAAGAGCAAATAACTTTGAAGCATTGATGGGTGAGACTGGAAGTGTAACTCCAGAAAAAGCAAAGGTTTTAGAAGGCAAGGACGTAGAGAAACAAAGGAAGATAGGTCGGGAGCATAGACAAATAAACACTATGTTCTTTGACCCAATGAATAAAAGATTAATTTCTTCTGATGGTCAGTTTGTTTTACAGTGGGAATATGACAAAGGTTCTGTAGTTGGTAAAGTTCGCATTGCTCCTCCTGTGACAGGGCCAACTGCTAGACGACCTGTTACATTCTATGAGCCTCACGCTCTTCAATACACATTTGAACAGATACGAGCTACGGAATGGGAGAACATTCCCGTATCAACTGACCAAGCAAACTTTAGTGGAATACTTGTTGATGATATTAAAAAAGCTAAGGATGAATACGTTCGCTGGTTAAAGCATGTACTTGGCAAACGAATGGATGAGTCACCTAATGACATACGTCGAGCTTTGCCTTGGGGCGTTCTTAACCAAGAAGGGTTGGAAGATTATTTCAAAGATGTAATCAAAGCGTTTAAGAAAGAACGAAAGCAAAAGTTTGGTACGGAACTTCCACCATCTGAAGACATGTCAATGATGGATGGTGGGTATCTGTTCTCTCCTGCAAACAGGACTTCTGATGGTATTAAAGGGCGAAAGAAACGATTGGTATTAAAGGCCATAAAGAAAATGGCTCGGGGCCGAAAGGTTACTGAAACTCCTTATGGTTTTAAGTTTGCAGTGCGTGGTGGAGGAGAGGTGCACATTGCTTTTAGGGGGAAAGAAAATCTACCTGTTCCAACTAGAGCGCGAATGGAGGACTACGACAGAACAGAAGCTGATAAAGAATTTGCGGCAGGCAAACCTGCGGCGGGTGTTTACTATAGCCCCAAGAATGAAGACCAAACATACGGGATTAACGAACTTGGAATGATTGTCATTAATTCAGATGAGGTAAACAAATGGGGAAGCAATTCTGCAATTCGGACAATGCTGCACGAGCTGGTTCACTTAGCTGAATTTACCGGGTTTATATCTTCAGATTTAAGAAGAGACTTAAAGGCATTAGCCAAGAAGAGAGGACAGAAAGGTTCTGACTTAGAATCACTGACTCAATTAATTGAAAACGAATTTGACAGAAGGGAAAGTCAAGGTGTAATCAAAAGGGTAGTTCAGGCTTTTAAGGATATGATTAATAATTTCTTAGATGCACTGGGGTATTCTAAGAAAGATGTTGATTATCTGTACAGGCAATTGACTTCCGGCAAGTTGTTTGAAGTAGACCCATCTAAAAGAGCTGATAGGCTTAGGCGACCAGACTCTATTATGCAAAGTTTCGGACAGACTCTAGCAATGTCTGCAAGCAGAGACACAGGTGTTCTTCCTGAGACTGTAGTGCGTGACAAGGATGGTAATCCTAAACTACTTTTACACGGCACCCCCAACCGGTTTGTGCAGTTCGACAAGAAGAAGGTTGGCTCCAACACTGGGATGATAGACACCCAACAGGGAAGTGCGTTTTTCTTTACCGACAGTGAGTCAACTGCACGGATGGTAGGACGTTCGTTCGACTGGTTTCGACTTGCGGATAAAAAAGCTAGCTTACTAAAGAGGTATATCAACCTAACCAACCCACTAGAGTATCGTGCAGAAAACTATGGTGAAGGGATAGATATGAAACAGATGGCTGCTTTAATAAAGAGTGCTAAAGCCAAGGGCCATGATGGAATTATCTATAAAGTAATGAACGAAGACATAGGCACCACCTATGTTGTGTTCGACAACTCCAACATACTTATACCTACCTCACGCATTAACGAGAAGACAGTAGGCTCTAAGTTAGTACGGCCAACTAGACTTAATGCTGAACAGTATGAGATATATGAAGAAGCCAGAGAGAAGGCTGAAGAAATCTTTGACGCTGAAGTTCAAGCACTTGAGGACGAGCTTCGGACAGCGATGATTGATGAGCGTCTTGCGGAGGAAGAGTCCCAAGAGATTGAGAGGATGTTGAGCATCATTGAAGAAAGAGTGAAGGACAAAGAAGCCAACAAAAAAGAAGACATTGATTTTATAACTAACGACATTCTGCGTAACAACAGGATGATGGGAGAGACTGTCAAATCTGATTTAGACAATCTTGAAAAGAAACCACCAATCACTCTTAAGAACTTTGTTGAAAGAGTGAAAGAGATAGAGTCCTTAAAGGGCATCATGTTAAATGAGATAGACTTACCTGACAATGTGACCAAGGACACTGACCTTACCAATGCTGTAAGGAGATTGATTCGCAAGAAGCAGATGGAGAGTAGGTCATTCACTCCTGATGACAGTATGGTTTTCTCGCCGCAGTCAATAAAGACACCACACAAACCTGACCGACCGTCTGAAGAAGAAAGCAATTTAGAATACGACCGCCAACGCGCACATGTGCATGACAGAGAGTTGAAGAGGATGGCTGCTACTGCTGTGGCTGAAGACCTTGAAGGAGCTTACAAGATAGCTGTTGGTATCATGAGGAATGATAGAGATGTACCAGTAACAGTAAACAATCTGTTCCTTCTTCCAGCAGTGCAGGTTGAATTACAGCGTGTTGCTAGGATAAGCGGCGATGCAGACGACATTGTAAAGATGGAGCGTTACAGGAGACTGCATCAGGAATTTGGTAGCATACTTAGTGCTGCTTTTAGAAGCAGAAGAGACCCGCTAAAAACACAAGGGGAAGAGTTTGCTGACGTTGTTGAACAAGTTATTGACCAGATTACTGAAGACGAGTTGCGTGTTCTTGAGAAAGGTACGAAGTACGATACTTCCAAGGACAGCCCCTCAACAGAATTCGAGATTGAACTCGACATCGAACCAGCCGTTGATGACAGAGGCAAACTTGTTACCCCATTACCTGAGGTCAACGATGACACTATTGCTGTCGATAAGTCAAAGGCAGGAGGAGGCGAAGGAGAAGCTGGAGGAACTGGAACTGCTGATGGAACTGGTACTGGCCGAGGAACTGGGGATGGAACGGGGCAAGGTACGGGCGAAGGGACTGGTAGTGGTACAAGAGGGAAGCGAAAGCCCAAGGGCAAAAAAGATAATACTCCTGAGGTACAAAAAGTATTAGAAGAAATAGCTAAGCGACGAGCTGACTTGTTAAAGTACCTTAAGTCTAGAGGTTACGGCACAAGCCGGGAGAACTTAATACGAATAGGTGAGAACCCGGAACTTGCCGACCGAATGTTCTACGACATTGACCTTTGGATGATGAGCCTACCACAGAAAATTTACTCTTGGTTCAAGGCTATTATATATGGAAACCTTCTTGGTGCTCCTGAGACATTGATGACTAACTTATCGTCTGCCTTAGGTGTTCCTAAGATAATGCGTTTAGAGAAAAAGCTAGGAAGGAAATTGTTTTTTGAGTTGCCTGAAAAGCTAGGCTACAAAGGTAAGATTGAAAAAACCACAACAAGCAAAGACATGAAGAAGTTTGATGAAGTGCTTCGCAATAATCCAGAACTGGCTGACGCAGTTAATGTTGGTATGAGATATGCCTTTGTTCAAGGGATGAACGACAGTGACAGTATTCAAGGTAAGTTGGTAGGTGGTTTCACGAATTTAATCAGGTCATACATCAAAGACAAAAAGATTTCTTGGGAAACAGCCGTCAAGACAATGGCTTCTGGGGTTGACCAAGTCAACTTACAGGTAAAAGGCTTTGATGCTTCCAATGCAAATTTCTGGTTGCAAGAACAAGGTGTTGGGGAAGAAAGAACGAAAATGCAAAAGGGTTGGGCACAAGGCAGTAGAGCCAGAGCACGTAAGCCACACCTTGAGAACGAACTCTTGCTTGCATTAAGAGCTGATGATGCTGCTTTGTTTTTGCAGAAGTTAATTCTTGCACCAACAAACTTGATGATGGCTACTGACAACTTTTTCAAAATGGAACTAGCTCGTTCCAATGTGGGAATTGTTGCAGCAGGTATGGCAAGAAGGCAAGTTGAGGATGGAAAACTAGAAGAGGGTGAGGTAGAAGAATTCATCATCAACATGGTATCTGATAAGCGTTCTATTGCATGGCAGAAAGCAGTTGAGTTTGCACAAATTGGTTTGTTCCAGAAAGGCAAGCATACAACTTTAAGTCTAGGCAAAGATAAGGATGCTGCTGGAAAGAGGGTGGTGACCACCCTTAACTCATGGGCCAGAAAGAATATGGTTGCTGATGCTGCTGTTCTACTGTACGCCCCATTCAAAATGACTCCGATTAATATATTCGTTGAATCATTTAATCGCTCTCCAGTTGCCGGTTGGGGCTTCTTGATGGTTCATGCTTTAAGAAACAGGGCAGAAGGTAGGCACCCATTTGACGGCATTGAAGGTTCTGCGTTTACCAATGCAGTTCTTTCATTAGCTATGGTTAGTCTCTCTCTTATGTTTATGTCTGATGATGATGACGATGATGATGATAAGCCAATTAAGAATACTATAGCTGGTGTATCTGGAGAAAGACACCAACGACAAGAGCAAAGAGAGCTGGGTTATTTATCACCGGAGGGAGAACCGGGCACAGTTACTATTGGCGGTGTTACTTGGGGCACACGAAACTTTGCTCCATATGCTGGGCCATTACATGCTGGTGCCGAAGGGGCCATAACAGCTAAAGAAGGTAAAGGACTTTCAGATATTGTTGGTAACAGTGCTACTGCCACCATAAATTCTATCCTTGACTTGCCCCTTATGGAGAGTCCCAAGAAACTTGAGCAATTCATACGGTCAGACGATAAGTGGGAGGGCTTTAAGGAACTCGTTGCGGGGCCAACAAGTATGGCTACTCATGGTTTATATAAGTCTATCCGTCGAGAAACCAGACCGTTTGTATCACGTTCTCGGGGTGATGACCCATTTGAAACATGGAAGAAAAGAACGGAACTGGCAGGCGACAGGCAACCCATTGTGCAGCCCTTTGGAATCATAGCTAGAAATGAATTCATAGAGGGAGATGCAACTGGCGAGATGGATATACTGGGAACCTTAGCTAACATGTTCGTTCCACTAGCTGACTACAAAGGAGAAGCCAAGGGCTATAAAGGTGCAGAGATATATAAGAACTGGAATAAAAAGGTTGACCAAGGGAGAGTAAAGACAGGAGAAGGCGAAGACAAACCTGCAAGACAGTATCCTAATAAGATACTACAAGGCCCTGACAAAAGAAGCTACAGAGAAGATGGGAAGACTACGACTTTGACTCGACCGGAATTTACTGAGTTCTCATTGGTAGCTGGTGCTATAGCTAAAAAGTATGTGGATGCCCACTTGACTACAATGACAATGGAAAATCCTTCAGAGTTTGACATTAAAGTTATGGAGCGTGTTCAAACTAAAGCACAGGAATATGTAAAAGACCATCACATTAGATACGGCAACTTAAAAGGGATAAGAATAGACTCTGCTTACAGTAATATTAAGTATGACATGCAAAAGTATATTTATGGGAACAAAGATGGGACGCAGAAAGAGAAGGCGAGATGGTACAACGGCAGGAATAACTAATGAGTACATTGACTCGGAAAGCACAACCGAGGCAGAGGCTCATGGGTTCAGGAAAGATGTCAGAGTATCCGCACGTACAAGTAAGGTTGAAGCCAAGCAAGCAGGTAAGGCTGCTGTAATAGAGAGCAAGGCTATGCTTGCACAGGCTAAAGCAAACAAAAGAAAGTGGCTCGTAGCCTTGATAGCCATTGGTATGGCTGCATATATGTTTATTAAAGCAAAGATAGGAGTAGGATGATGGGTGCTATTAAGAACATCGTCAGTGATTTTATTAACAGCTTGAAGAACAGTAAGCGTGTGCTTACTGGGATACTTACAGTGGTGTTCATGTTCGCATATGAATACTTCAAGCTAGAAGAGAAGGGCATAGCTAGGGAGTCAGTCAACAATGCCGTTATGACTATTGTGGCATTGATACTAGGCGACTCTATTCGCAGCGTTAACCCGGACAAGGTGGAATGATGAAGAGTTGGTACATACTACCGTTGTCACGAACAAGAGTCATGGTACGCACACGAAACTGTGCAACCTGTGTATCTATCCAAGAACATCTGGAGTCACAGGGATTTGTGCGTGTTAGATTCTTCAGGTTCATTTTACATATCATTAACTTTAAGTGTAAGGTTGTGCCTTACGATGGGAGCAGCACCCCCTCAGCCAGTTGATGCTGGCAGGCTGGCAGTGGCTTCGGCTGCTGTCAGCTTTTGGGGTGAGATAAAAAGATGGAAACACAAGACTGGATAACTATAGTAAATAGTATTGGGTTGCCAGCAGCCTTCCTCATTTTTCTAATGTGGGGACTCTGGAAAGTTCTAACCGCAATAGCACCATACTTTCTTGACTCATATACAAAACATTGTGAGTTGATAGAGGAACTTAAAGATAGTGTTCGCAATTGTGATAAGAATGGGAAGGCACTGAACCATGCGGCTGATGCCTTAGATGTACTTGCACCCGCAAGTAAAAAGGAGGCTGTTCGCAGGCATACTGTTGCAATGAAAGAGGAGTTGCAGTGACTATAACAGCGAGAATAAAAAAGAACTTCGAGGAAAATGGTGAGAGATGTGCTAGCGAACTAGCTAAGCTCGATGAGTTCAAAGACCTAACTCTTGAACAGATTCAGAACGGTATAGCTAGAGTTCGTAATCCCGAAAAGGACAGGGACTACTACAGAAGGAATCCCAACTATTTACTTTGGAGAAATGCACGCTCTCGGTCTATAAAAAAGAACATTTACTTTGACCTCAAGAGAGAAGATATTGTCATCCCTACGAGGTGCCCTATCTTAGGTATGCCTTTGTTTTCATCAGTGGGTAACCGGGGAGGAGGGCCAGCTAGTCCAACCGTAGATAGGATAGACCCAACAAAGGGATACACAAAAGAGAACGTGCATGTTATCAGCAGAAGGGCCAACACACTCAAGAGCGATGCTTCGCCGGAAGAGTTGCGTAAGATATGTGAGTGGATTAGGAACTACTGGCTAGAAAAGGACTCGTAAACCCAGTCCTTATTGAATGACTTATCTTCACGTATAAACTTCCTGAAGTGTTTCTTCATCCATTCCTTGGGGAATGTTACACCACTAACTCTTCCGCCATCACCAGACATCTCTCTTACTGTGCCCTCTTTATCTCTGTCGTTCTTCACAAGAAAGCGAAGCCTCGACACTTCAATCATCCAAGCACCTTCGTTGGTGACAATCACCCAGAAGTCTGCCTTGGTTCCCCACACTCCACTGTCTACTCCGTTACATGCTTCTTCTATAAACACGTTGCCTGTAGACTCACACTTCCTGTCGTGCTTGACTTCACACGTGAAGGACGGGTTGTGAATGTCGTAAGCCTTTCTTGTTTCGTAGTCTTCGGATTCATTTAACTCTGTGTCGTGCCATCCTGATAGTTTAAGCACATCTCTAACCATATGTTCAGCACCACGAGCGAAGTCTAAGTCATCATCAAATGTCATCAGCATCTTCTCCTCCTTCAAAGTAACCACATTCAGGACAGATATGATTCTTCTCAAACATTTCCCGAACACCATTCAAACACTCTTGGCAGAAAGCAAATTCAATTATACCTATGTACCCATGCACACCCTCATTGCAGGCAAGGAAGTGTGTGCTACAAATACAGCATGTAAGTATGTCTTCATTCAGAGAGTTCATTTAACTTCTTCATTTGGTACAAACAAAACCACAAAGACAGGGCAAACAAAAAGAAAACAGCAGGAGTCTTGATAAGATAATCAACCATTCCCAACACTTTCATACTTAAAACACTCAAGAGCTATCCAACTTTCATTAACTCTTTTTGGGAACTCTTGGTCAGTGAACTTAATGGAGTAAGAGTTCTCGCCTATCCTCTTGATGTAGTCTATATTATCAAGTGTTA